TGAGAACGGAATAGACCTAACATCAGCCGTAACGCACGGTAATCTGTTTGGTGTGGCCACAGACGGGTCCACATGGGTGGCCTGCTGTGGAACAGGCGACATGTTCTACTCTACCAATGGCGGCGATAGCTGGACCGCATCCACCCAGAACGTTGGCAACGAAGACATGATGCACATCGCTGCTGACGTATACTTACCACTGTAGGGATCAGAAGGAGGCTAAATGGCTACAATCATAAGAAACCACCTCTCTGGCTCCACTAATGGAATACCTTTTGCGCTTGCTGTAGATACTGGCACATTCACAACGATTCATAGCATCACCACAACCACGGCTGATTTTGAAGAAGTCTGGGTTTGGTTGTCAAACATTTCTACGAGCCCAGAGACTGTGACATTACACTTTGCTGGAACGGGTGATGCCAATAAGGTCAAAGTTAAAGTACCAGCAGAAAGCACAGTTCTTGCCTGTCCAGGTTGGACGTTTCAGGGGGCTAGTGGTCCAAACACAATCACAGGCGCAAGCCAAAACCCAAACGTTGTGAACGTTCATGGGTATATCAACCTTATAGATGATTCTTAGTTATAAGAACATATGGCATAATAGAAACACTTCTAAGGATCTTCAATGGCACTTTCTTCAGCTCAATTTGACAGTACGGTTCTCACGTACAGGATCATCAAGCAAACGATTACTAACGCTACACCAAACGTGGATGTAACGTCTGAGTCTGGAAGGCTGTATGAAATCTCTTTGGTCAATGGATCATCTTCTAATGCTTATTTCAAACTGACGTTGAGTGATGAAGCCGTAACCGTTGGCACAACTCTCCCTGAGATGATGATTCGAGTCAATGCTGCAGAATCTAAACGGTGGTATATTCCAGGTGGTTTGGCATTTACCCGATTGAGTTTTTGGGCAGTCACTGGACCGACCGATAACAACACCACATCGCCGACCTTAAATAGCGGTAACGGTTTAATCACTACACTTGTAGTTTCATAGGGAGGTTGAAATGGCTGTAACAACAGGAACGGTTCCAGCAGCTCTTGCTGACACTTTAGTAACTGATGGCGCTGTAACTGATGGTAGCGCTACTCAAGCCAGCTCAGGGTCAACTACGTGGTACTACCTTATGGGTGATGGGTCTAGTGGTGTAGTTACAACGAGCACGTCATACATTAAAGTATACGACGACACTTCTGGTTCGCCCGATAGTAACAACCCTGATTACGTTTTTCCTGTTCCAGCTGGTGAGAAAATCGAGTACGTATGCTGTGAAGGAAACTCACTTGCCGGTGGCTTGCGTTACTGGGGAACATCAACGAAAGCTAATGGATCTACTCAAGCCCCAACAGAAGCTGCCAACGCTTTGGTAGCAAAGTTCCTCTTTATTTAGGAGAAGTCATGAAAGACTTTATCAACTCTCTTTTTTGTTCTCAAAAGCGTATCTCTTGGCGTAGGCTTGCTGTTTTGGTCCTTGGTACTGGCCTACTTGCTGCTGGTCTTCTCGCTTCGGACCAATGGCTGTACGTAGCGCTTGCTTACATTGCTGGCGATTCAGCCGAGAAGGCAATGGCTGCTATCAACATTACAAAGAAATAGGGGGTGAATCATGGCTATGACACCAGAACAAGAAGCTAAGTTGGCTGAAATAAATGCGGCAATAGCAAGCCGTAAAAAGGCACTATCGAGCCGTGGAGAAAGTGGTCCTGACATAGATCTTTCTGCATCTCAAAAGGCTATTATTTTAAAGTATGGTCGTGATCCCGTTCCCGGTCGTTTTGCTCCCAAAACAGTAACTCCGACACCACGTCCAGACCCATTCTTTTATGAGGGTGACCCGAACGCTCCACCTATGGCTCCTATGCCTCAGTATACAGACCCAGACGACAAGTCTATTCCTATGCCTACTGTTGGTGGTGAAGCTGAGTTGGCTGAAATAAATGCGGCAATAGCGCGCAGCAAAGAAGCCGGAACGCTGCCTAAGACAATGCCTGCAAGGCCTGACCTTAGTGGAGCGAAGCCCATGGGCCGTAGTTTACCGCCTGGATACGATCCAGAATATCAACGTCGATTAGATAAATCGATGAGAGAAGATGTTCCTGCTATGTTGGACGCTTTAGATACCAAATTGCCTCAAACTCGGCGTAAAAACAAATAAATGGCAGCCTCAATTACCAAATTTGATGATGCGTTTGAGTACAAAGTTATTGTAGACACATCATGCAGTAACACTGCAGTTGAAAATGTAACTGCAGAGCCTGGGTACATTTATTCGATCTCATTGGATAACGCAGGCTCACAGTCAGATTCTTATTTTAAGTTTTTTGATGCTGCTGACGTAACTATGGGCACTACAGTTGCTGACATGGTTTTAAAAGTAAAAGCGAACTCAAGATATGTATTTGAAATACCAAAAGGACTTTACTTTACGTATTTGTCATTTGCTTGTACCGCTAATCCAAACCCGGCTGATAACACTGCTGTAGGCGGTGGGGTAGTGGTCAGAATTAGTGTTGGAAAAACTAAATATACTGCCCAAAATATTTCTCAAAATATTGAATCGGGCGAATCTTCATCTCCTGATTTAGGGGCATACGAGTAGCAAAAATGGCTGCAATATCTACATCTACATTGACAGAGCTTGGCGGCAAGTATGTCCTTGATCGTAATGCTTCTGGTGCATCATCGAACAATAATGTTACTGGCGCCAGTGGTGTTATCTACATGATTGAAATCGATAATGAAGCCAACTCATCTGCTGTTTATTTGAAGATTCGTGATGCAGCTACTGCAACACCATCGACAGCTACTGACAATGGAGTGGGTACTCCTCATTATTCATTTATTGCTCCAGCATTTACTAAGATGTGCTACCAAATTCCACTTGGCGCTGAATTTGCTACTGGCTTAACGTTTTGGTGTACAACGTCTCCTAATGTGGGCGTTACTCAAAATGCAAGAAGCCCTGTAATTGTCAAACTGCTTACGACTTAAGTGAAATGAATGAGCTCATCACCATTGTTGTATCCCTTGTGTTTGGCCTTCTGGCATTTTTGGTTGGAAAAAGAAAGTCTTCCAAATCAAAACGTGAGCCTAAGCCGCCAGAAAACAAAGCTGCTGATGCGGCTATGGATTCTGTTAAAGAAGCCTTTGAGCAAGAAGTAGATCGAATCAAATCAGCCACTGATGGTGATTCTGCTGCTACTGATCTTGCTGATCTTGGTAATGCGAGACGACGATGATGACGGGGCTCCTCCTCTTCCTTGGTTTGGCCTATGCATCAGACCCTATTGAGCGGCCTGAAGCTCCAGATGCTGTGAAGGGAGAGTGTTCGAAGGTTGTTCCTATAAATGAACGTCAACCGTTTTCTCCTTTGCTATTAGATTCTAATGGAGTTGCTAAATGCTCCGCAGTTGCTGTTCCGCTTTCTCAGTTTTCTGATTTACTGCAGACTGAAAGGTGGGGCGTAGCAATTCAATCTCAGTACAGAATTGAAACTTCAAAGCTGGAAATGGAACGAGATTGGTACAAAGAGCAACTAAATGATGCGCTAAAACCAAAACCTTGGTTAGAAAGACCTGGAACTCAGCGTTGGCTTGGTAGAATTGAGACAATAGTTATCGTCGGCATTGTCACTGCCGGGTTAGGTGCTACATATCACTACACATCAGGAGCAGGAAAATGAATATTAAAGATATAGCCATTCCCTGCGGCACGATATTGTTTGCGGCTGGCGCTGCTTTTGCTTCATTTGAATCAGCTGCTCAAGACACAGAAGAGCTCGAACGTAGAGTTACAATCATTGAGTCTAAAGAGGGCAAGCAGGAAGTTGTTGATCTTAAGATTGAAGGTGTAGAAAAGCGCCTCGATAAGATGGAAGAACTCATGGGTAAAATGCTCGAGGTTCAACAGCAACAAGCTATCAACCAGGCCAAGATTTGCGCCGCAACAAACGCGAGATGTAACTGATGAGACCACTTATTCTTGATTACGTTGACTCTCTTGGGCACACTGTATTCGAGAATGGTCAGTACAACCTAAACATCATTGGTATTCGCAGTAAGGATCATCAGGCCAACAGCTTTGATGATCGCATCTGTGTGGTGTTTAGAGATGAGAATGGGTGGATAGCCCGCACTTGGGAATGCACTACAGAGCCCGGTCGATACTGGCTCGAAAATCCCAGCAACGTCAATGGAACTGCTATTCTTGTTCCAGGTCAATATCGATCTGTTTGGAAGATTGACAAGCACCAGGGACGATACGATGCGCTCTGCCAGAGGAACGGTACGGTCAAAGTTTATCGGGACGACAATAAAGACGACGTTATTGATCTTGATGTGGACTCAATTACTGAAGGGATGTATGGCATCAATATCCACAAAGCCGGGTCAGCGTCTACACAAGTAGACAAGTGGTCTGCTGGGTGCCAGGTATTTAGTCACAGCAAAGACTTTGAAGAGTTCATGAGCATCTGCTACGCAGCAAAGGAGAAGTGGGGTAACAGCTTTACGTATACGCTGATTGACGAACCGGAATTCTAATGCAAGCCCTGGTTGATTCTCTATTAGCAGACGGACACCTTGGTGTATTCGCAGCGTTTCTAATCTATCAGTTCTTTACTATGCAGAAGCGCCTGGACAAGCTTGTAGAAGGCTTCCAGGACCAGCTAGACCAGATACGTAAAGACTATGACGATCGCACTGAGAAGATGCGAGAGCGATACGACCGGGTAATCCAAGAGTATCGAGATACAAATGACAGTCAGTCTAAAGACTTTCTAATTGCCAGAACAAAAGTGCATAACGATATTGTATCTAGACTTGATCGATTGTTAGATAGATGATCCCCCCACCCACCAAAGGCAGCTTGTGTAGAGTTGGAATACACAGGCAAGGAGTCTTGGGTGGGGGGACTACTCTTCTGGTTCTGAGTTAATTAAGTTTCTAATTGCTATGCCGCCAACAGTTTCAAACTGTGTTCCATTGTCCCAGGCGTCTTCAATCATGCGAATGTATTGGGCTCGAAAGATTCTGTCGATGTCTCCAACAAGTTCCCATCTACATGTGTATCCTTGGTTCCACCATTGAGGGCATAGTCGAGCAAGCAAAGAGCACGCCTGTTGGTATATAGATAGGGCTGCTTCTCTTGATACAAACGGTATACGCATTTCTATAAGTGCAGCTAACTCTATTAACTGTGCCGCCTTGTCTGCTTCTAATGCCAACACAAGTGCTACAAGAGTTGCGTGTCGTATTGTTGCGTGCCTGGGAAACAATAGGTCATGTGCTGTCCACTCAACTGATATTCCTTGTGCAAATGTTAGTGCTGTACACTCGTACCCAATAGCAGCAGAGTCTAAGATTCTTTGATTTACGAGGGCCTGTACTATCTTTCTGTACCTGTATTGTGATCGTTCAGATACAGAAGCTTCGTTACCTGGAGTAAGCCTGTCTATTACTTCTCTGGCGCATGCATCTGCCCATGCATTAAGTTCTTCTCGGTCACATCCAAGCACGTCAGGCACGGGTGTAGGTAGCAATACATTTTTGTATCGCCAAAGCTTACCGTCCCTACCTAAGAAGATCTCTTTCCTATTTGGACACATACCAAGAACATGATTTGTAATACCTATTTGTATCAAACCAGCGTTAAGGATTCGCCACTTAGATCGTTTGCCTTCTTCTTTGTAGTACCAACCTATTGGTATACCCAGTTTGTTTAGGTTGATCCTGCCTTCATAGAAAGATTTGTTAGGATAAACGTCAGTCTTTCTTTTGTATATTCTTTTGCTCGCCACTGCCCATGGCCTCTATGATTTTAATGCAATCCTTTACTGTAAACCCAAGCGCACTCTTGAGTTTTAATAAAGTATTTATTGATGGTAGTCTGCTCCCTGACTCGTAGTAGCAGATGGATGCAGGCGTCACGCCCACGAGACCCGCAAGCTCGCCCTGAGAGATGCCCACACGTCGCCTACGAGCACGAAGGATTTCACCAATCACAAGGGCGTAGCCCTTGTGTGGACCCTGATTGAGACTTTTCACTTGACACCTCACTTGACCCTGAGTTAACTTCCCCTGGCCGACAAGTCAAGCGGCAAAAAACTACCTTCCCACGATGGGCTTAAAATGAACCTGAATCCGAAAGAAACTGAGAAATTGTTATTAGGTACTCTCTTATTATCTAGTGGTACTAAACTAGTACTCATTGATGATGTACTAAAAGTTAATTATTTCTCTTTAGAAGTACATAAGAATATTTATAAATGGGTACTAGATAGGTACTCTTCTGGGTTACCTGCAGACTCTGTATCTCTGGTAGAGACTGTAGGATTAAAGACTATAGAGCAATACGGTGGCGTGTCTTACGTTTGTGGTCTTGCTGATAATACTGTCCTTGATTCTCAGCTTAGAGAGTATGCTAAAAGAGTATCTACATTCAGTAGATTACGTAGACTAAAGCTTGCAGTAAGCGAAGTGCTTTGTCATTTGGAAGACCTTAAGCTTCCTCCTGAAAAGATAATTAGTATTGCAGAAAGTTCTATACTTGATGTCAGTGGTGAAGTTGACTCTATACGTGGAATCCTATCCATTAAGGAAGCTGCTGCAGAACGTAAGTCTTCTTGGAAAAAGATTATTGCAGGTCAAGAGGTTGAGTATGTTCCTACTGGCTTCGGTTCTTTTGATGACCATTACGTTGGGTGGCCACGAGGATACATGACAATCATTGGTGGTAGGCCAGAGATTGGTAAGACAATGTTCTTGGTGTCTGCTGTATTGCGTGCCGCACAGTCTGGTATTCCCCAGGGTGTATTGTCTATTGAGATGCCTCGGTGGAAGCTGATTGATAGGATGGCCTCCATCATTGCTGGCGTACCGATTACTGGCTTGCATGAAAAGAGTGAGGCTGATGCACAACTTGTAATGGATGCCGCTGATTCTCTTATGGATGAGCCAATCTTTTTGGATGATGCATCGTCTACTGCTGACTCCGTTGAGTCTTCTATACGTAGGATGGCAAGGCAGCATGGATGCAAAGTTATTTGGGTAGACTACTTGCAGTTGATTAGACCACCGGCACACCTTCCATCTAATCGTAATAGATCTTGGGAGGTTGATGAGATTAGTGAGGTGTTGCGTCGTTGTGCAAAGCAAGAGAACGTAGCAATAGTTTCTTTAATGCAGCTTAATCGTGGGGCAGAAGAGACCTTTACAGATGGAAGAAAGGGAGTTCCAAGCTCGCATCACTTTAGGGGATCAGACAAGCCTTTGCATGACGCTGCGCTGGCGTTTGGTTTGTATCGACAGTTCCAATACAAGAAGCCGAAAAAGCACACGGGAGATGAGTACAGCAACGAAGAGCTTGCTGACAGGTTTCAACCGTTTGAACTCATTTCTCTCAAGAGCAGGGACCATTCTAAAAAGAGCATCACATTCTGGTCCAGGCTGAAACTGCAGAGAGTCTACGATGAGCATGACGATGGATTCAGGGCACCGGACTGGGGTTCTGACTTTATTGCTTGACCATTTCTAAACCTCTTGTTAAGACTTATTGTGGCAAAGAAGCGCAAAACAGCGGACCTAAGTGCTGCAGATTTCAACTACAGAATACATCTCTTAGCAAAGGCTAAGAACAAAACAGTAAAGCAACTACATGAAGAAGCTGGTGTGAACCCTCGACACACCAGGGACATTATTTCACGAGGGAGAAACCCAACATTCCGCCTCTTAGAGAGGCTATTAAAACCGCAAGGCATATCGATTCTTCGCTTTACAGGAGACATCAAAAGCTTTGCTTTATTTCTCAAGAAGGAGAGTAATCATGAGTAACTGGGAAACAGTATGTAAGAAGCTAGCACAACCATTTAATGATGAGGATGTGTTCTGGCGTGTAGATAGATCGTTTGGTAGCTGGGCACGGGTGCTTTGTTATCTTGATGCTCGCGCTGTAATGGACCGCCTGGATGCAGTAGTTGGTCCTCAAAACTGGCGTGATGTCTATGAAGAAACGCAGAGTGGTAAAAACATCTGCACTCTTTTCATTCGTGTTGGTGATGACTGGGTAAGCAAAAGCGATGGCGCAGGCAATACAAACATTGAAGGCGACAAGGGTGGACTGTCCGATGCATTCAAACGTGCAGGAGTAAAGTGGGGCATTGGTCGTCATTTGTATTCATTGGGAGAAACCAAGGTAAACCTTTCAGAGCAGCGGCCAAACTGTCCAAAGCATTACCTTGTCGTTGCAAGCAAGCGAGGAGAGAAGACTAAGTACGGCGTTGCCCCATCAATACAAAAAGTGCAAAGCCACCTGTATCCACCGGACCCAAGAGATTCAGCACTTGAAGTCATTCGTTCTGTTCTTCGTAGTGAAGCTTTTGTGCGTGAAAGGATTCCTATTGTAATGGAGGCTGCAACAGCAGAGTACAAAGACGGAAAGTTTTTAGACGTTGGACGCGACTTCGACCCACATGAAATGTCGGTTGATGAGCTTCAGGAAGTGTCTTCACGTTTGTACATTTGGCACAAAGAAGGTGTGTTGGACATTGCAGTTGGAAACTACGAAACCTTTAAACACAATCTGATGAAAGCTGAAGCAGAAGAAAGCAAAAGCTTAGAA